GTGGCAATCGTAATGGTAGCACCAGAACCTTGCGCAATAATGATGCTCTGAGAGCCCGTGGTAGCGTTCTCAATGATCCACAGCTTAGATATTGTGTTAGGCCCAAGGGTGACTGTGCGCGTTGCGGTAAGCGAAACGGCTGAAGTAAACTTTAGGTAGATGGAACGAACACCGTCAGCAGTGCCATCCGCCATCGTAAAGGTTTCATCGGCATTGGCCGCGAGCTGCTCAGTGCCATAACTGAACGCGTCAGCGATAAGGGAAAGGTTAGTGTTAGTACTAACGCCCCAAATACCGTCTTCGTCCCCTGTGGCAATTTCTTTTAGTCGGAGATCATTTACATACGTAGCCATGGTTTATCCTCAAACTGTTATATCGACCCACACTGGAGTCTGCGTGTCATTTAAGTTCGCCCATCCGTCGATATAGATTATGCCCACTGCTCCGGTACCTGTTACTCCAGTAAGTACAACAGTCACTACATCACCCCCTTACGCAATTAGAATAACGGCGGTTCCCGCCGCAGCGGTGGGGAATTGTATGGTGAAGTTACCCGCGCTCACTTGATAGTCCCCGTTAAAACTTATTACCGCGCAGGCCGCCCCAGAGTCGGTGCTGTTATAAATAAGCGCACCACACGTAGTAAACGTAACCGAGGTCAACGTTGCGTCACTAAAGTCACACACAGCAGCTGTCCCACTTGCGACGGGCGTTACGCTAGTAAGAGTTATCCCCGGACGGGTATATCCCCCTGCCGTTGGAAGCTCGTCTGCCCCCAGTTGTGAATAGCTAGTGGTGGCAACGCCGTACGTACCTGAACCAGTGGCCGTCGCTGTGAGCAGGGCTAATTTAAACACGTCCCCCGTGCTGGCAGTAAAGTTATGCGTGCCCTGCAACAGTTCTACTTTAAAACTAGTTGGCATTGCGTTAGTTATTGTAATTGGCATTTTAACCCCCGATTTTCCGCTTTATTTGCCCGTCGCGGTATGTGTCTCCGCGCAGTTTACCGTCACCAACTTGAATAAGCAAAGTGAGGGCTTGTACGTACAGCTTCTCGTACAACGCCACCATATCAGCTTCGCCCTTCTGGAATCGGATTGCCTCAACCAGTGCGCCGTTGAGCAGTGCGGAGTCAAACTCATCACCAAGCCAAGTAGTACCCGCCGTAACAATCGACTCCGGGTAGTACGAGAAATGAATCTCAGAACTATAACTAGCGTCAGGGGTTGGCCCAAGAATGAATGTATTTTGGTCAAACACCGCGTAGTATTTAGGCTTAGCTGTATCGGTGGGGCCGGGGTACGCCTCTCGTATGAAGTTGACGTCTTTGTTTATCAAAAATTCGTAGTCGCCGCTAGCGTCAATTACAGCCAAAGAGTAGACATACAGCATGTCCGTTGGCATCGTAAGGTACTTGTTATTAAGGGTCATCAACCCCGTTTGGTTTTTACGAAACGCAGGCAGGTCTACCGTTGTATAGATTTTTTGTTCGGCTTGTTGCGTAAACATGGCAAGCTGGTCTGCTGTGAAACTCTGTTCGCAGATGTCTTCTATGTTTGTCGTCAGTTCGCTGTAGTTCACAAGCTGCCCCTTACATTACTTTTTAAGTTTTTTGTGGGCGGAATCTTTCATAATGCGTCCATCTGGCATACGGTGCTTGCCTTTGCCTACCTTGCCACCATGCTTCATTTTACCTACACCGTCCGCAGCAAACGAAGGGACTTTTTTACCGCCTTTAACAACCATTTTTAATTTTTTCATAGTGCTCTCCTAAATGACTTATGCCATCGGCCCACGGGCCCGGGTGCCTTTGGTTGCTGCGCCATTGCCACGGGTTACCTGCCCAGTGGTTTTTACCCCAGTGGACAGGTTTACGGTTTTAACTTTGTACACTGAGGGTGTTGCCGACATCACTACAACTTTGGGGCCCTTGCCACTAATTTTCATAACCTATCTCCTAAGATATCACTATTTTTACGTATCCTACGGTACCGCCAGCGTGCACGCCAAATATCGGGAGAACCAAGGCGCGTTCTTCCGCAAACTCACTAAAGTCAGGTCTTGCGTTTCTAACTGCTTGCGGATCATTTACTGGGCACTCACCGAGATGCAACTGCGGGTGATCGGGGTTCCAGCACTCGGGGCAGGCGCGTACGTTGGTATTTCTACCTTTAACAATTAACTCCCGAAGCTCTCGCAGTTTGTACGGAAACCCGCACACATCGCACAGTGCTAGTGCTTTTTGACCAGAAGCAAACCGACTACTCATGGCTACCTCGTATAATACATGCGCGGAACGAAGCGAACCGGGGCTTTTTCACGATCCTCGCCAGCTGCCAGCTCAAATTGTCTCGCATATTCCGCTTGAATCATCGGCACGCGGGGCATCAATGCTGGGTCTTTTTGTGCTATATAATAGGCAAGCCCCGCCACTAGCGCCGGTAAGAACCTGAAGTTTACATCCGGGGTCTGTACCCCGCTGCCCGCGTCTTCGATCCTGCGCATCCGCCAATATTTTAAGATGTAGTACGGGGCGGCGGTAGTGCCTTGGTCTGGAACAGGCCATAGCGTAACGATGGGGTTATCCAGAGAGCGGTCAATATACAGCTGAATGGGCCTACCTTGAGTAAGCTTATTGGGGATAGTCGAGTACGTGGAGACGCTTATTCTTGAGATGTTCAGGTCTGACTGCGTAGAAGCGTTGCCAGACCCCGTGCGTACGACGTGCTCTAGTAGGTCTATGGTATCCGCCGGTAAGTTGTACGAAGCGGTACCTTGATTTAGATTGATAGTGCCCTCGTCAATCGTCCACATGTTAATGCCACGGTTCTGCCACTCAATAGTTAGCAGATTCATGGACCGGCGCGCGGTACGAAGATCGTACCCGGAGCGCATTTCCCGCCCAGCCCGCTCCCATGCCTCTTCTGCAATCTCGGTAAACTCTAGATTAAAAATTGCAGTGCCGGACGTTGCCATTACTTTTTCCTCTTGAGGGGGTCAACCCTTTTGGGGGCCCCGGCAGGCTGACCTAAACTTTTCTTCTGGGCTATACGGGACTTCTTTTCTGCCGTTGCCATTTCGCCAGAGGTCTTGGGCGTTTTACTGGAGACCCGCTTGCTCGGTCTGCAGTAAGGCGTGCCGCGTTTTTCACCTTCTTGGCGACCACACGCTTTGCCAGTGCGGACATCTTTCCAGTCTTCTTTGAACCAGCGCTTTAACGACGCGCCCTTCTCAGTTTTCCGAATAGCCATTCTAGCCCCCGCGCTTACGGCATTTAGCAATAGCCCCAGAAGCATACGCAGAAGGGAAGACTTTGTACGCTGCCTTCACCTTGCGATAGCAAGCGTCTTTGACCGTCCCGCCTTTTTTTAACGCTATGGGTTTTATTTTGCCCATACCTCGGCATTGCATCATGACTAACCCATCTTGCAGGGTCTGCCGCCACGCGCTTTACCGTAACCACGGACTTTGCCGCCTTTTTGGTAAGTGCCCTTGCCGGCATTTTTATCTGAAACTGTCTCAGGGGTATTTGGAAAGCGATCATAGACAACGCCGCCACCTTCGACACGGTAGTCGATGTTGCCTGTGCCGTAGCTGTTGCTGGTTCCAGTGCCGGTGAGTTTGCGGGGCGGCTCTGGGCGGCGCCCCGCGGGGGACAAGTAGTCGACTCTGTCCGTGTCGATGGTGCCGTTAAATGGGCGGGGCGGCTCTGGCTTGCGGGGCGCTGGCTTGCGCGGCGGCTCTGGCTTGCGGGGCGCTGGCTTGCGCGGCTCTGGCTTGCGGGGGGACATCATCTTTGTAGCCATCAGTTCTTTGCTCCTTTGCGCTTATCCGCGCCGTTGAATTCTTTGCCTACTGACTGGGAAACACCCAATTGTTTGGCAAATTTAGGGTTGTTTGCTACGGCTGCCATGAACTTTCTTTGCCGCTTTGAAACAGAAGGCATAACTACCTCAACAATTCCAAGCCCGAAGGCTTTTATTTATCCGGCTGTTTGGGTCTTTGGCGGTCTTGGCGCTAGTATTTTTGGCTTTCATCCCTGACATTCTGGCGCAAAACGACTTGCGCCGAGCTGCGTCTTTGTCCGTTTTAGGCTTCGGCGCCGGAGGCTTTAGCCCGGGTTTGCCCGGGTTTGCCTTATTATAGCTAGCGCGGCCCTTGGCATTTAGCCCGCCTTTTGGGTTTTTACCTTCTTTTCGAGTCCAAGCAGAAGACTTAGTCATACTACACCGTCAGTGTTATTAGTTGCTTACCCGTAAAACGCCACCGCGCTAACACCCGCACTGCAAGTGATAATCGCGCTTGTTTGGCATAAAACCCCCTCGCCGGGGATCGTTAGGTTCATATTCCCAGCAATCGTCGCAGTGTACGTAAATAGCGTAGTAACGTTGTCCGCTACTATAACTGTGGCATTGGCTGTTAACGCACTAATAGCCAGTCCTTTTACGCGTACCCTACCCATGGGCAGAGTGGTGGCTGTACTCGCAGGGCACGTTGCGCCCTTAACGTCATATTGCATAGCCATAGCACCCCCCTATTAAGCAGTGCGTGTGAACACGTACGCTGTTGCGCTCGAAAACATGATTGTGTAGCGAGCCAAACCCGTTACGCCAGCAGCTACAGTCAGGTCACCAAAACTGGCAGCCGAGTCAACGCCAGCAGTGGACAAGATGCCGTTAACAGCAGCAACAATACTTACCGCGCTTGCACCGGCTGTGTTGTCGATGTAAAGATCAAAGCTAGTACCCTGAACCGCGCTAAGAGCCGCGCCCAACAGCGTGCCTGTGGGCAAAGTGATGGCGGTTGTTGCGGCAGAAGTAGAAGTGATGTAGCCGGTTGCTACCTGCGCGGCGGTTGCCGTTGCTGTAGCGTTAATAGCGTTGGCAGCGGCAGTAACTTGGTGGCCTGCAATGAAGCCATTTTGAGATACTACGGGGCCGTTAAATGTGCTGGTAGCCATTCTTATTTCCTCACATGCGAGTGTTGCGACTCTGTCTGCATGTCGTCAGCACCGAGATGGGGGCTGTCAGAGTCACGGAGTTATCCCGGCAATCAGAGCTTACCATAGGCTAAACGCGGCTGTAACTGTTCTTTTTTGGTAGCTTGCGATACAAAGCCTGACAACACACGTCGTGTACCGTAGAGCCATAAAAAAGGGCCCCGAAGGGCCCTTAGTAGTGACGTAAGCCGTTGCTTTGCTTACGACGCGCCGGGTGATCCAAAGATACCCAGAGGATCAGACACACCAAAAGAATATCTTTCCCGCGCTTTGTATCTAGCGTTGCCAGTATCAAAGTCGGCGTCCATTGACGTCTGCATACGCGTACGAACAAAGTGTTTCAGTCCGTTCGGCACGTCAGTCATCAAGAACCAACCGTTTGTGTCGGTCAGGTAGTTGTTAACTGTGTATCCGCCGGGAATAGAACCGTTGTTTTTCAGCGCGTTGATATCGTTATCAGCAGTGCCTACACGCAGATCAGTGTCAAGCAACCGAGTTGCAACAAACTGAAGTGCCGGGGGCACAACCAGCTTACGCGGCTTGGCAGCAATCAACAGGCCACGTTCATCAACCCACGCAGCGATTTGAATAACGGCGGCTTCCAAGGAAGTCTCGTTCAAGTCAGCGCCAGTGGTAGGACGGTTACTGTTAGTTCCACCAGACACCAGCGGGTGCGCGGTAGAGCACAACACCTGACCGTCTCCGTATGTCGGATTGCCCGACCCGGTGAACGCGGTGTTAAGAATAGCAGCAGCCTTTACTTGCTTGGTGTACGCCATAGCACGGGCCAGCGCTTTGGTATAACGAGTAGACAGTGAGTCATACAGGTTATCTTCAACAGCTTCTTCAGTGATGGAGAAGCCCATTGCGATGGTTTCGTGAGTGTAGCGAGCAGTAAACGCTTCTTGCGCGTTGTCGTAAGAAATAGCGGAGCCTTCGTTTTTAACGGGGGCAGCGCCAAAGCCAGACAGCTTAGTTTCTTCTTCAAACGAACGGTCTGAACTTTCGGTTTCATAAATTTCGGTGTGTTGCTCACCGTATTTTTCATACTCAAGGCCAAACAGAGCATTAAGCCCCGGAAGCAGTTCTTTGAGTAGCTGTGCACGTGAAATAGCCATATTCGTCTACTCCTTATATACCAGTGTTCACAGAGAAACTGTGGAAACCGGGGTTGATTTTAACCAGCACGTCGGGGAACGCGTCTGAAACGGGGGAAACAAACGACACGACACGCAGGGCTGCTGAAACAGTAACCACGGTAGACTCTATCGCACTAGTGGAATTACCAGTACGGGTACTGCCCGTAGAGGTGCTTTGCGCAGCGGCTAAGAACGTGTTATTGCCAACTGCAGCTTGTGTGGCAGTGCCATCAAGTTGCGCTTGGAACAGAACCATGGGGTCGTCAACAACAAAAGCCGACACCACGCCGGTAGTACCAGAAGGGTAGAACTGACTAAAAATCACTTGCCCTTGCGCGTTAACAAAACTACAACCGACGAATACGCCAATTGCGCCTGTGACGCTGGTGGAGCCTGTGGGCCAGTCATTAGTGGTAGCATCTGCA